ATCGTTTTATACCTTGTTTATGGAGATGGTGCGGGAGTGCTCTCCCAGTAACTTGCCGACACGGCCACGGGCTTGCTTGTAGTGACTCAGGTTGTCTACACGCAGGCGAATATCTACTTCACTGACAGAGAGCCAGCCCTCTTTAAACTTGCTTTGCATCGTTCCGTCATGGCTGTGCAGTGGAATATCGTTGGGGTTAAAAGGGTGGCTGCTCATGCGTGCCTTTACCTCTTGTTCCAGTCGCTGAGTGCGACCACGGTCATAGGACCAAGCCCAGTTATCAGCCATGACTTACCCCCGAAAACGAGCGCTCTGTGACATGCTCAAGGCGGTTATACCAGCCCTCTAGGTTTGGCTTTTGTGATGGGTCATTGGCGCAGATGCGCGCATACTTTCGGCCACGGCCAACGCTCAAACGGGCAATGACGGTAGAGCTAGGTAGAGCTAGAAGCTCTCGTAAGGTGTTGGGGCCAATGATGCCATCAGCCTGGGTGCCTAGCTTTCGCTGCAGCATTTCGGCGGCGGAGGCAACACCGTGCTGAACAGCCGCATCAAGCATCATTAGATTAATGCCTGGCGCAAGTTCATCGCCGTGGATAGGTCGCCAATAATGTAGGTGATAGAGTCGTATTGCTTGCTCTAGCGTTAAGCTTGCAATATCCGTGTTGGGGAAGGCTCGCTGGCTGATACCAAATTTAGTGAGCCCACCTCTGTCTGAGGCTATATCGTTGACGCCGCCATCGTCACGCAGACCGCCTTCAAGGTGCAGGATTTCAAGCATGCACAAAGAGAAAGCATATGAGTATGGCGCTAATGCGACCAGTATTGCTGGGGGGGGATTAAAGATTGATTGCATATCGAAAAACCATGATGTTTTTCGATATTTTGGCTAGATGCGGTTAATTATTGGTGGTGCGGGGTTTCGGGATTTCTCACCCTTATTCTGGGCTGCTATGAAGAACTTTGAGATCGTATACTTTTGCTTTTGCAAGTGCAGTTTTTCTTAATTCGTCTTCTAAGTCTGATGTATCTATTCCCAGCTTTTGATTGCTTTCAATAGACTTCTTAAGCGATTTCTCTTTTTTATTGAGCTTGTTCGTTGCAGTAATTTGTTCTGCGGACTCAATATCTAACTTGGCGCATGCCCAGTAGATAAGGTACACAATTCCACCTATGATGAGCGGTAAAATAGTGGAGAGTGTTCCCTTTAAACTGTCATCTTCAATACAATACTGCATAAGTCCCAAGCAGATAGTGTTGATTCCAGCTGTTACTGAAATTAGCTTTGACTTGCTGTTCATATCATTTGCCATTGTGAACAGTCCCATTTAGCTTCAACAAGGCCTCAACAAGTGCTTTGTCGTCTTCCAAATCAAGCTTTTGCACTCGAGTTTTGTTGCTGTCGTCTGTTATCTCGACGTACAAAAATTTTGGAGGGAAAAACCACGCGACTAAATATTTGCGAAGAATTCGAAGCATGAGTAACACGTATGGTAGGCATAATATAATGCCAACCATAATTGCTAATTGTATAATTGCCTCTGATTCACTCAACATCTTGGATTATTTTTGCCTCAGGTCTAACTCTATGTCTAATAACTTTTATTATTTCAGTACGGTATAGAGGATCATTCCCCGTTCTTAACTTAGTCGTAGTTTTTAGTTTTACACTAAATAAATCATCTTTTACAAAATTTTGTGCGTTCCCTCTAATTCGATTCAAGAACTCAACATCCGACATTTTTACCGTAATAACTTCATTATCGGGTAATCGAACTTGCCAACCAGCACTCCCCTCGAAGTTCACTTTAACGAAACGGATATCTTTAGTTACTTCATCTACGGTAACTTTTTCAACTACGGTATTGGCAGGTGTTTTAAAGCTTTCTACAACTTCATCAACTAACTCGATCACATTCCCTGATTCATCTTTAGTTATAAACTTAGCGTTTGTTGTGCCCTCTAGTGGCGCTTTCACTATTGTGTCTAAATTCTTACGGATGTCCCGATTAAGAACCAACTCAGCTATATCATCATCAAGTTCTACTGATTCATTATCAGCCAAAACCAGCTTTGTTTTTCCGTTAGACTCTCGTTTAATTAGTTTTATGGTGCGCCCTTTAATCTGGGAAATAGCGCCAAACACAGTATCAACGGTGAGAACTCCACCCGCAAAACCCAAAACAGTTAACGGGTTGATACCGAGGGAGTTTATATACGTTACAAACTCAACAACAAATGAACCCTCTGAGTGTGCTTTTACTTCTAGGTCTAAATCCGAACTTTCACCATTAAGTATTTTATCAGCGTTTTTAAGTGCTTTGGCTGTACTGACGATTGCTTCGCCAAGCTTCTCGGCATCAATGGTGTGGTTAGCGGTCTCAGATGTATCATAAGAGATCTCAAAGACGTGTTTGGCTTTAGTATTTTCTGACAAAGTGGCACCCTAAATTTTGCGGATGCACTATAAATGAAGATGATGAAAAAATCACGTTCGAAATACATCCATGTAAATATTTTGTATTCATAAAACATATCAGACCAATAACATGAATGGCAACTGAAAACCTATTTTAGAAAAATAAAAAAGGCCATTTGAATGGCCTTGCTTTGTTTGTTGTCCGTCGGTTTGGATTTGCTCAACACAAACCAGTTGTGAGTGCGGCGTTTGACCTATGGCTTCATACTCCACCCCCTTTGATAAACGCTTGCAGTCCTTGAATAGCATCTAGCAAAGCTTCAGGCTTATGTATCAATAACTGCTCTAGGGCTTCACGGTTCTGCTTAAGCAACTCAGGGTGTGCTGGCTCAATTAATTTGCAGCCACATTCATCAAGGAATAACGACTCGTTTTGCATTACATGTAATTGCACTTGAATCGAGGTAGCTCCGGTTTGTAACGTGCCCAGCAATAAGCAATTATCAGCATGACCACCTGCAAGCATATCAGTAATTAGGGTCTCAACTACATCCGCCGCAGTTGCAGCAACTTTAATAGCTTCACTCATTAGAACAAACTCCTTTGCCTACGTGCTTTTTCCGCGCTGCGTTGCTGTTGGATGATCTCCAGCACACGGCGCTCCGTTAATTCGAATTTCAATGCCAACGACTCGATATTATTGCCTTTAAACTCAGACCAAATCTGGATATCTCGCAGCGCTGCTTTTAAGCGCTGGTCGGTAGGCAGGTATATGTCACGCCCGCCGAAATAGTGACTGAGCGCAAACGTTAAACCTTCGGCTACTTTGTCCGCGTCGGCAATGTTTTTCTTTTCAAGCTCACGCTGTAGCAGCATCACTAAGCTCTGTAAGGTACTCGGCCAACGTTTGCGTACATCATCTAATTCTTGGCCCTCAAGGTTCGCCAGGCACGCTTGCAGTTGCTCAACTTCACTACCAAACAAGTCACTTTGGTTTTCCTCTGTTAGTTTCGTCTTTGGCTGGCTCATGACTTTTCACCTTTAAAATGTGGTTTAAAGTTATTGCTATAGCGTTTCATCTGCTCTTCAAACGCTTTCTTGTTCTGTTCGTCAGTTAGCTCAACACCCTGAGTTTTCACTTCAATGCTATTGCTTCGCTGCTCTTGAGTCGGGGCTGTGCATTGCTCAAGTGCACTACTGAGCACTTGCTTCAAGTAGTTATGATTTGCGAGCGGTTTAACATCTTGGTTGTTTAATCGCTTATTCATAATGGACTGCACTGTTTGGTCCATTGCCATTGCGAGCGCTTGGTGGTTTTGTGTAAGCGCTAGCGCTTCTTGGGCTAACTTGACTGCGCGACTGTTACTAAGGTCTTGCTTCGCTGGACGGAACAACCCCAAATAGTTCACCATAGCTCGTCCTGAGTGTTTGCCCATTCCCGCAACGATAGCCAGTAGTTCTTTACCTGCATCGTCCTGAACCATTTGATCTAATGTGATATGGCTCTTACATATTGGGCAACGACTTAGCTTCATTAATGCTGTACTCATAGATTTCGCAAAGCTGTTCATATCCATATTCAGGCAGCATGCTCATTGGGACTTTAGTGGCGACTATCCGTTGCGTCGCTTCGTCAAAGGTTTGCACATACACATCAAGCTCATTCAGCATGAGATGTTGAATCATTTCTCGCATATGCCATCTTTTAAGCGCTTCAAGCACTGGGTACGCCTGTTTATGCGTCAAGAACTGAGTATGAAAACTCACGTTTTCACCAATTTTGTGGCGGTTAAGCATGCGATTAACGAATGCATCCAGTGCGGTTTCTGATCCATCATTCACAAACCCCTGCTTATGCATGGTGATCCAAATGGCGCGAACCTTAGTTACTTCACCTAGCTGACTAACACTTGTTTTTGGGCTAATACGTTTTTTATTACCGTTTGAATGGCCTTTAAACCCGCATTTTTTTAAATAATCCAAGGTCTCCGAAAGCTGTTTTGAATCCATTTCCTTGCATGACTTCTTACCAGTCACACTAAGCAAAACGACCCTATAGGTTTCATCATCAAGTGCAAGCTGGTTTTTTGCTATATGGATCAGTTGAATTAATTTCGATTTACTCATAGCTCACTCTTTATTTTCCTTTTTCCAAAAACTGTACCAGCCAGTTTTTGGAAAAAAGCCGCATCCTTGCGGTTTTTTAAGGTTTGCCCTAACGCCTACATGGAGCTATTTCTTTTCCGTTTATTTTCATTAATTCACTTTTCACCGTGAACGTTAAACCTTGAAACTCACAATCTAACGTTGCTGCTCCCTGACGCTTTGCAATAACGTTGATCAAATCTATCGCCATAGTTTTCTCAGTTATTTTTATTATCTGAGTCATTCCCCGTATCTCCTATAACTTGGCTATATCTAGTGAAACAGGAACTTCTCGTTCCCCCTCTGTGGTGTAAAAGCGAATAAAGCGCCGTGAATCGACCA